GTTGGATTTAAAGGCAAAGGTTTAGGTGTCGGTGAACTATACCTTGCATTAGTTATTCAAGGTTGGACCTTTGAGCGTACTGGGGGTAAAGGTGACGGCAAAGTAGCCGGTGGTATTCGGGAGTTAAAAAACAACGGGGCAAGTCTTAAGCCATTGGCCAACGCAGTACGTGTACAAGACCAACTAAATTTAACAGTTTTTGAGGGCCATAGGGCAGGTCCAACAAAAGAAACTAAAAGAACAAAAGGTCAGTGTTTTAGTAAATGGTTATCATGGTTTGACACTAACACTAACAAAAAAGAAATATTGTTAACATATTTTACGCAACTATATCCGGGCCGTGATGTTACTACATTGGTTAGTGAATTATTAACTAAAAGATCAGCAGATGATTTTTATAGAACAATAGGAAAATCAGTATTGGCATGGTACAAAGAAGTTGATAACTGGGATAGTTTAGTTATCATTGACCAAGATAAAATGAAGATGGTAAACATTGCAGATACTGATGACTTATCATTATTTTCTAAATTGAAGTTTGACTGGAAGAGTGAGCGTGGTCATGATTCTCAAGCAATTTCTGATGGCTATGTAAACATAAGTATATAATATGAAACCTTTATACATCTGGGCCGGTGGCAAGAATAAGATGATACCTAAGTACCAGCTTGACCCCGGCATCCCATACTCAGGTTATGACACTTTTGTAGAACCCTTCTTCGGTGGTGGTGCTATGATGATTCATATCTACGAAAATAATCCCACAGTTAAGAAGTTCATTATGAACGATATTAACCCTGAGATTGTAGGCATCTATACTGCTATCAAAACAGATCACCTTAACTTTATCGCAAGAATGGATACATTAGAATCTCAATACTTGCCACTAAGTAAAGTGGATCGTAAAACATTCTATTACAATCTACGTACAGAATATACAACTAACTACTCTCAGTGGAATAAAACTACTGAGTCGGCTACATTGTATTTCTTAATGAAGACTGGCTTTAATGGTATTTGGCAAACTACTCAAGCTAGTAAAGGTAGATATGCTACACCTTGTGGTTTATTAACTCAAACTACATCATGCTATGACAAGCAAAACGTGATTGAATGGCACAACTTCTTACAAAAGGTTGATATCTTTTGTGGTGACTGGAGTGCTTGTACTAAGCATATTGAAGGCAAAGCATTGTTCTTCTTTGACCCACCTTATAGAGATAGTTTCACTAGTTATAGTCAGGTGTTCGATGACAATCAACATATACAACTAATGGACTTTTGTAAACAATCTGACTTAGCTGGCAATCTTGTTATGTATTGTAACCGTGATGCAGGTGATACTTTTTATACCGACAATCAAGGTCAACTATCTATCAGTTATTATGATGTAACTTATACTGCAGGAAGACGTAAGCAGAACAAGGATAGTGATGGTAAGATAACTAGTCAGACTGCTACAGTGGCAAGAGAGATACTGTTATATAGCCCAATGATTACTGCAATGAACTGTACAATAACTAAGACAGTTAAAGCCGAGAAGAAGGTAAAAAAAGGATCCCTTGAGTTGGATCCTGCAATGTTTGAGACAGCTTAAGCTAAGTGTGTCATTAGCGTATTCATTTGTTTAACACCACCTTTTGATAACTGAAATCCTTTTTGATCTGCACGATTGATACGTTGGTCATAACTAGGATGACTGCTATTAGGTAGTTTAGTTATACTATTATAAAAGTCGTAATCAGATTGTTTTTGATGCAAGAACTTGAACATCTCAACTTTGTTGTAACCCAAAGCCCTGCATAACTTAATAGCAAAGTCGTCAGCATCCATTTCTTCCTGACGTGCTTTCTTAGGATCTGGCTGGTCATTGTGTGCTAGGGCAATGTGTCCCAGTTCGTGTGCTATAGCAAATGCTAGTGTGGAGTCAGGAGCATCCCAAAACACAGTTAGGTCAAGACTGACAGTACGATTGCCAGCATTTCCTTGAACCCATTGGTCATTTGACATAACAATAACTTTTGCACCCTTCAGTCTTTGTGCCCATTCTGGTCCGGCAGCTCGCATTAACTTACCCAGCATACCATTACTGCGTTGTTGCAGTTGTTCAAATCTAGGCATCCAAACGTCAGGTTCTTTTTTTATAGTTTCTAAATCTTGATATTCACCTGCTTTAGCTAAACCGGTAGCACCTAATGCGGCAGCGCCTGCTACACCTTTAAGCAGGTCTCTACGGTTAATAGCTTCACTAATGAATTCGTTTGCTCGCACGTTATTTCTTAAGGTTTCTAATATATTGTTCAGCTAGCATTACTAATTCTTCCATTTGCTCTACACTCTCGCAATTCCATCTGCGTAGTGCTAATGCTTTGGGAGTAGGTTTACCATTAGGCTTTTTCATAGGACCTTTGTTGCCACTCATACGAGCACAGAAACTCTTGCGGCGTTTGGCAGCTTTTGATCCAGGCTTTAATTTACTAGGTTTGGTAGTAACTGCTGTTTGCAATTTGCTACCTGGATTTTCTCTACGATATGCTTTTACCGCCTTACGGCTCATACCGGACGTTTTGTCTTTCCTGTTGACCTTGTTCCAATCCTCATCTATTCCTTGCTCTTTCTTTTTAGCAATAGCAATAGCGGCTTGTTGTGCTGGGTTTGCGGCTTCGGTAATAACTTCAGTAATTTTCATAATGATATCCGTAAATAGTTGACTTTATTGCGTAAATATGTTACACTATATCTTATTATTTATCACTTTGGACTTCTATGCACTCTTTTGACACTAACATTAAACGCATTGGTTTTGCTTGTAAATGGGCAGAAATCAATCACAAAGGTGAGATTGTTTCAGCCGAAGGTCTTAACACGGGTGGCACTACTCAAGCATGGGCAAAACGTAATAACCGTAGTGTAGTGGAAGAAAAGATTATGGATGTTGCTAAACGCAATATTATGAATACTCACGCATTGGTTAAGCGTGTTGCTACATTAGAACCCGAATTGCGTATGGTTCGTCTTACTAGTGATATGCTTAGTTTTTATACTATGGATGGATACAAAGAATTTTGGCAAAGTACTGATGTACAAAATAGTTTACAACGATGGTTTGCACCCATCGGTGAGACAGCTAGAGCAAATGATGTACGTCTTTCATTTCATCCCGATCAATTTGTAGTTTTAGCAAGCGACCGTGATGAGGTAGTAAATAAGAGTATAGAGGAGTTTGAATATCATGCAGATATGGCCAGATGGATGGGGTTCGGTAGAAATTTCCAGGATTTTAAGATTAATATACACATATCTGGGCGTAGAGGCCCACAAGGAATCAGAGATGTTTACGGAAGACTCAGCCCCGAAGCAAGAAACACACTAACACTAGAAAATGAGGAATACACACATGGACTTACTGACTGCTTATCATTATCTGACCTCGTACCTACGGTCATGGACATACACCATAATTGGATACGTGAAGGAGAATACATCGAACCTTCTGACGACCGTGTTAAAATGGTCATTGATAGTTGGCGTGGTGTTCGGCCTACTTTACATTACTCCGTCAGCCGTGAAGATGTACTTGTCGGACATTCCGGATCACAGTTACCCTCTCATGGTGCGTTGATTGAAGCGGGATACAGTAAACAGAAGCTTCGGGCACATAGTGATTACTATTGGAACGAAGCAGTGAACGATTGGGCATTGACATTTATCGATAACTTTGATATGATGTGCGAATCGAAGGCAAAAAATCTTGCCAGCTTTAAACTACACGAAAGATACAAATGTTTGAAAAAATAAAAAACTTATTTAAGAAGCCAGAAGTTAAATCTGAACCTGAACCTAAAAAGGTTAAGGAAAAGAAAGTTGCACCCGAACTTACTGCTAAAGAAAAAGCAACGGCAGCAGGTGAGCCGTACATCAACATACTGAGTATGGAGCTTGATCCCAATGATGTTAACAATGGTGCGTTTGAACTTGATTGGAATGAAAAGTTCATTTTAAATCTGATTCGTGCAGGTTACAAACAAAAAGATAGTGACACAGACAATGTGTTGGTGGATCGTTGGTTTCAAACAATTTGCAGAAATATTGCGCTCGAGGTCTATGAGCAACAACAAGCTGATCCTACAAACCGTGACTTACGTATGGTCCGTACTAAAAACTTAGGTGACGGTCGTACAGAAGTTAGTTGACAATAAATCAAACATAGTGTATAATATATACATATTAACATTACCTTTATACATATGAAATACGCACTCATTGATACTGCTAACACATTCTTCCGTGCCCGTCACATTGCATCACGTAATAGTGATACATGGGAAAAGATCGGCATGGCACTTCACTTAACACTAGCAAGTACTAATCAAATCGTTCGCAAGTTTGGAATCGATCACGTTGTATTCTGCTTAGAAGGTCGTAGCTGGCGTAAGGATCATTATGAGCCCTACAAGAAAAATCGTGTGGTTGATGCGCTATCACAAACTGAAACAGAACGTGAAGAAAATGAAATGTTTTGGGATACTTATGAAAAGTTCACTACATTTCTAAAAGAAAAAACAAACGTATCAGTACTCAGACATGAACGGGCTGAAGCTGACGACATGATTGCCCGTTTTATTCACTTACATCCGACCGATGAGCATTTTATCATTTCAAGCGATACCGACTATGTTCAACTTATCAATGAAAATGTCAAGCAATATAATGGGGTGTCTAATCAACTGATTACACTTGACGGTTATTTTGATGACAAGGGTAAGATTGTTAAAGATAAGAAAACTAAAGAACCCAAACTGTTAGGTGACCCGCAATGGCATCTTTTTATGAAGTGTATGCGTGGTGATAGTTCTGACAATGTATTTTCTGCTTATCCCGGGGTACGTGAGAAAGGTAGTAAGAACAAAGTTGGACTAACTGAGGCTTATGCTGATAGAAATAAGCAAGGCTTTCATTGGAACAACATGATGTTGCAACGCTGGGTAGACCACAATGAAGTTGAGCATAGGGTAAAAGATGACTATGAACGTAATCGTGTACTTATTGACCTGACTGCACAACCCCAAGAAATCAAAGACTTGGTTGATGCACGTATTAAAGAGGGTGTTCGTACTACGACTATCCCTCAGGTTGGCATTCACTTTATGAAGTTCTGCGGTAAGTATGAGCTGACTAAGATTAGTGAGCAAGCTGAAACATATGCAAAATGGTTGAATAGTCCTTATCAAGGGAGTTTAGTATGAAAACTAGCTGGACAGTTGAATTACAGGAAGATCCTGATACCGGCGACTTTATTTTGGAGTTTCCACCGGATATGTTGGAACAAACGGGTTGGGTCGAAGGTGATTCATTAACTTGGAAAGATAATGGAGATGGAAGTTTTATGTTAACTAAGAAAGAAACACAATGGGTTCTTGTAGAATCTATTGATACCTTCCGTAAACGTTATATGATTGAGGTACCTGTAGGCACTGACGACTATGGCAACGACAAAACATTATGGGCGTTAGATACAGTAACAATGGAAAAGGCAAAGGAATTCAGCCAAGAGTATATCGGGGAACAGATTATCAGTCACCGTGTTGTTACATATGATGAGGCATTGGTATTATCTGATAAAGATAATGATTATACTGTAGCTTGGGATAATGATACCAAAGTTAAAACCTTTTTCACAACATTAGCTGACCAAGAAAAATGACCTTTACTACGCCTGACAAAACTATTAAAACAATACGACAGGATGACCCTGACTTTCATATTCATAATGGATTTCTTATGGCGCCACGTGCTGGATTTGAGATTAGCAATGACTGCCCAAGACAATATAAACTTATGATTATGGAAGCTATAAAGAATGGTTGGCTACAACCAATAGCATATATGAAAGAATCTGAATACGTTTGGGAAAAACTAGGAGAATAAAATGAACAGAGATTACAACAACTTACAATACATTTTAAACAAAACACCCGAAGAACTAGCAGTTTGGTGGGAATCTTTAGAAGATGAAGATCGGTCCTATGCTATGGAAATCATTATCGAATATCGTAAGATGCTAGATGAGCCATTTGTAGAAGATTATTCCATTGCAAAAAAATACTTAAAAAAGTTTCAGTTAAATAACTGATGAATGAACACATTTGCTATTACCCTTGGGTAGGGTTAGATATTGAAGTTCAACAAGACTTTAGACCTTGTTGTAAGTATAAAAATATGCTTGCAAAAAACTTACCTGATTTCTTAGCAAGTGATGAACGTAAACAACTACAACAAGATTTCCTAGACGGAAAAAAGCCTGAAGGTTGTAGTAGATGTTGGCAAGACGAAGCTTCCGGTATATTATCTAAACGCCAACGAGATTGGGTAACGGTATTTAATGAGACTGAACCTGACTTAAACTCATTTAAAGTACTTTCAGTTCCATTTGGCAACATATGTAACTTAGCTTGTAGAACGTGTAAAAGCTATGCAAGTAGCAGATGGCTTACTGAAGAACATAAGCTTAAAAAAGTATTCCCCGAAACTAAATCTTGGCCTCATAATAGATATTATGCAGAACCAAACTTTTTAACGAATATAAAAAGTGTATCTGATGATTTAATATTGATTGAAATGCCAGGTGGTGAACCATTCGTTAGTGGCATTGAAGAACATTTAGAATACCTAGATTATCTGATAGAACATAACGCAAAGAACATAACTATACACTATACAACCAACTGTACTATCATGCCCGACGAAAGATTTTGGGAACGATGGAGTAAGTTTAAAGCTATCAACATGCAGTTAAGTATTGACGGTACTGGTCTAGTATATGAATATACTAGATGGCCAGGTGTATGGTCAGAAGTGTATGAGAACATACAACACTATAAACAAAAACGTAAAGAGAATAGTAATCTTATGTTAAGTATATCTCATACCATGAGTATCTTTACTGTATTTTATGTTGATGAGTTTATTGAATGGTGTCGTGTTGAAGAACTACCCAAACCATTCATTGGTATGGTGTTTAGACCAGACTATTATAGCGTAGATGCATTGAGTAAAGAAACAAAAGAATATTTGTGTAGCAAGTTAACTGACCCACATTCAATACAAGTATTAAACTATATGAATACTTTGGATAACCAACACTTGCTAGAAAAAGCATTTCAGTATATAATAACTATTGATGAGCATAGAAAACAAAAGTTTAGTGAATCATTACCCGAATTTTATAATGTATTAAAAGACACTTGTAGTGTACTAGGAAAGTTGCCATGAAAACCCGTGAAGAAATCATTAATGATATGTGCTATACATATCGACATGATTATGGATTAGACAAAGATCCAAATGGCCCTCCTTGGTTATCAGGAATGACACCGGAAGAGCGTAAGGGATTGTATAACACAATGGCTCAGATTTTTGATAATAGTATTCTACCTGTTATGGAATTAAAAAATGGCAAGTCTAGCTGAATATTTTGAACAACATCGTTATAAGCCTAAATATGAGTTTATGGCTAGAGTGACCGGTATGCATGGAAAGATACGATGGATAGGCAGTGTGGGCAATGATACTGTTATCAGTGACCAAATAGGACCTATATTACATATTCATTTAGATTTACCATTAAAGATTGACGGTAAGTATACTGACCATCTGTTTACTAAACACAAAGGTGTTACTAGATTAACAACGTTTGATGACAAAAAAATATAATTTCCCTAACGTAGACGATCATTTAAATGGATTATTGATTCAGGATCAAGATAAATGTAACTATTGGATGGGCCCTGATAGTTTAGAAAACTATGAGCAATCTTTAAAAAAAATGCCAATCGATTGGGTATGGCGTAGTAAAGAAATATCATACAAGGTAAATAGTCACGGCTATCGATGTGATAAAGATTTTAATGATATTGATTGGGAATGTTCAATCGCAGTGTTTGGATGTAGCAATGTGTTTGGGGTGGGCGTTGATGTAGAAAATACTATCACCGGACATATACAACGTATTACTAATATACCTACTATTAATCTAGGTATGCCACATTCAAGTGTGATGAGGATCTGGTCATTACTTACTGATTTTCTTAATGCCGGAATAAAACCAAAAGCTATAGTGACTATTTGGCCTGATCCTAGTAGAGTTTTAGAAATGATGCCAAACAAAAGACTTAAAGATTGGTCTGCGGGTAATATTACTTCAGCCGAAGAGCATCCTTTATCTTTTGGTTGGGTTACACATGATTATCAGGGATTGGGTTTTGCTAAACGTGCAATAAATTCAGCTAAAGTAATGTGTAAAGACATACCTTATTTTGATTACACTTGGTTTACAAATCCGGACATTGATTTAGTAAATATAACATTGGAAAACCATGTTGATTTGGCAAGAGATAATATACATCCGGGTATAGAGACATTACATAAATGGGCTGAACATGTAGTATTTGATATGAAGGTAGAAAAAAGTTTTAAAAATAATGTATGATACTGTAATATTTACTGATGTAACAGACACAGTAACTATCTATAAAGCAATCGGTGCATATAAGATTGCCAATACTCTACGACAACAAGGATATAGTTGTTTAGTTGTAGATCACCTACACGCATTTACATTAGAAGAATTTAAACAAGTCATTGACAAATCAGTATCAGTTAATACATTGTTTGTAGGATTTAGTACAACCTTCTTTAATAATATCATTGACTCTAGTAACACAGACGGATCAAAAACATATAAACCTGTCTTGTCCGGAGTTATGCCACAGGGTATTGACTTTGAAACTCAAGTTGTTAATCATATTAAATCCAGAAACTATAACTGTAAAATTGTAGTAGGCGGTACAAAGTCTCACGCTAACTTAAATGATAAGAACATAGATTATAGTGTGATTGGGTACGGGGAAGTCAGTATTCTATCTATTGCCAATCATTTAAAAAATAATACACCACTAGTCAATAGCTATAAAAATTTATACGGTATTACAATAGTTGATAACAGAACAAATGATAACTATGATTTTGTCAATAGCAAATTTGAATGGGAAGATTTAGATGTTGGTAATGCTAAGGTATTACCATTAGAGATAGCACGTGGATGCATTTTTAAATGTAAGTTTTGTAGTTATCCATTGAATGGAAAACAGAACTTAGATTTTATTAGACACAGTGATATCTTATATGAAGAAATGCAATCAAGCTATGACAAGTTCGGCGTATCTAATTTTTATATACTTGATGATACCTTTAATGATAGTACATACAAGTTAGATATATTACACGACACAGTTAAACGATTGACCTTTCAACCCAAGTTCTGGGCCTACACACGTTTAGATTTAATAGCACAGAACAACGGATTGATTGATAAGTTATATGATATAGGTTTACGTGGGATTTATTTTGGTATTGAGACACTACATAAACGCACAGGATTAATAATTGGTAAAGGGTTTGATAGGGCAAAACAAATCAATACTATAAAACAAATACGTGAACGATATGGAAATCAAGTAACAATGCACGGGAGTTTTATACTAGGATTACCAGAAGAACCAATAGACTCTATGCGCCATACTTTTAATCAACTAATGGATGATAGTATCCCGTTACATACGTTTATCTTTCATGGATTGAATCTGTATAAGAATGAAGCAGTTCCCTTTAATAGTGAGTTGGGTAAGAATTTTAAAGATTACGGTTATACCGAACTAAATACGGATCAAAATAGTCCCAAGATCAATTGGAAAAATCAACATTTAGACAATACGATTGCAACTGAGTTAGCAAACGAGTTTAATACAACGGCACAAAATAGTAATAGACTAGGCTTGCCCGGGCAGATAGGATTTTCGTTAAAGAATTTAGGATATACGGATGATTACATTTCAACTGTCAAGTATAAAGAAGTACAATGGCAAGATATATCCTTTAACAAAGATTTATATATTGAAGAATACAAGAAGCTATTGTTTAATAGGTTAACCAAATCTATTGACTTAAACTGAAAATATGTTATTATTAGATAACAAAGGAATATAATGAATAAAACTCTAATCGCAAAACCAGTAGTAAAGAACCAGTTCTGGATTGTAACTGACGGCAATGAAAAAGTAGGAAATGTATTAGCAGACGGCTCAGGCTTTGAAGTTAAGTTAAACGGCAACAAAACTCATTATAAAAATACCAAAGCTATTCAACGAGTAACTCAGATTGAGTTTCAAAACTTTAGTAAGTTTAGTAGCGAAAAGAAAGAAGTACCTTTCAGCGAATATCCTACTACGGCTAAGGTATATAACTCTATATTAGACATTAAACGCAAGCTTCATTTGTTTACCAAAACGACTAAAAGCAAGTGTTATTATGCCGCAGGATGGTATACGTTTAAGCAAGGAAGTGAAGATAAAGTGATTTTTTGCCCTAAATACATCTTTATTCAGCGATATGAGTATCAAGGTCCGTTTAAAACTAAAGATGATGCTGAGGCCTTGATAAATAATATATGATTATTATAAAGCGTTTCATTGACAAGGTTTCAGCCACTAGGGGCAATACATTAGTATTGCCTATAGAAGAGGCTAAAATGTTGCGTGATGAGATAGCTAAGTTAATAGCAGAAAACTATGACTTACTTAACAAAAAAGTAAATGATGACGATGCTGTTATACAACTAGAAATTAACGGCGGTAAATGGTAAATGAGTAGAACACAACCTAATGTATTACTAGAACTAGTAGACAAGACAACATACAAATGTGACCAGATTGTTGAGGCAGCAGGTATATGGGCGGTCTTCTATGATGGTCAGCCTATCAATCTAAAGAGCCAGCATTATCAAGATCCTGACGCAACTCCTAAATATAAAAAGACCAGTTTTAGTAATCCAGGACATGCAAGAAATCTGTGTCGTAAACTAAACGCACAGTTTAAAACTGATAAATTTAGTGTCGTGTTTATGAACAACGGCAGTAAAGTTTATCCAGATGAGTGAACGCAAGTCACTTAAACAAATTATAACCGAAGCCGTATTGGCCGAACTACCTAACAACCACAGTGTGGATTCAAGTGCCGATTCCCTTATGATGCGTATATGGGTAAGCGGCAGACAAGATGGTTTACGTCTTACTGAGTACGGTGATTTTCTTTTTAGAATGGCAGAGATTGAATATTATCAATGTGATTTTAAACTTAGAGAAGGTACTAGTGAACATGCGTATGTCATGGAGATCAATAAAAAAATCAAATGCCCCTTCTTCTTGGGTGTAAATAAGATTGAAGGTAAGAAAAAACAACCATACATGAGATTATATGATAGCAAAATAGCTATGATGATTGAGTTATATGGTAATATAGTAAGTTACTTAGATTCAGTAAAGGTAAGAAAATGACAGAAAAGAAAAACCCCAATCCATTTATTAACATGGCCAATGAAGCTAAAAAGAAAAACGCACCAATGATGACAGGCAAGAAAGCTGAACAAAAAGCTCCTAAGCCAAGTAAGGGATTCGGTGGTGCAAGTGTAGTTAGACGTACCGGTCGGGGTGGTTAATACCAAATACCTTCGTTACGCATACGCTTGATGAGGGTTAAAAATCCACTACATATTCCGTAGCTTTTTACTTTAACCATAGTATATAAGCTACGGTCGTTTATTTCTGGTAAAAACATAACACTATCAGTATTGATAGGTACTGTGCCCGGGGTAATCAGTTTACCATTGCTAGCAGTAGCATATGGTGGAGGTGGAGTACTTGCCGCAAAGTTAAAGTAGTTTGGATACAATGTACTTGATTGGGTAGCTATCCAAGTTTGCATATCCTCATTTACAGCATTAATCCAGAAGCGTGGACCTTGTATATATTTCTCGGTTACTTCAATAACTGGTTGTTCAGTCCCGACATAGAGTTTATTATCAATGCGCCAAACATCTATTAAACAGCTAAACCCTTTTCCAAGTGCTTTGTTTATTTGTTTTGGAGTATTGGCATCTTCATAGTTTTGCCCGTCGTAAATTCCCTGATAAGATATATATAACATAATATGTATTTATGTCAACGGAATCAATAGCTACCGCGTTATATATATGTAGACATATAAATCTACTTCATTAACCTAAAGGAAACTTAAAATGAAAACATTAGCAATCGTAATCCTATCAGCATTGTCATTGACAGCATTTGCCCAGACTGCAACCCCTGCCGCAAAGCCAGCAACACCTGCTCCGGCAGCTACAGCACCGGCTGCTAAAGCAGAAGCACCAAAAGAAGAAATGAAATTGGCTAAGAAAAAGGATGCTCCCAAGGCAGACACAAAAAGTGACGCAAAGCCTGCTAGTCCTGCAAAAGCCGACGATAAAAAAGCCGAAGCTTCTAAGAAGTAATCCATACAGACTTATCGCAATTAGAACTTGGGGACTTGATCCAAATCAGGTTCTAGTTAGTGATGAGGATATATTAGTTAATTCCCGTCGCATCATACTAAAGATTGAAACATCCTTACATGACGATGAGGAATTAAGTGATTATGTCAAGTTAAGATTGTTCTTAGCCAGAGAATTGGCTATGTCAAAATATAGAGAAATCTATAAGACGGCATAAATATATATGAAGTTACGGGTTCTTCATAAAAACCTAACTTTTAAACACACACATAGGAGATATAAAATGTTTAACACAGCAACTTACGCCTTTATTGATAGCGTTTCAGACTTAAAAAAACAATTCGTAGAACAAACAGTTCAACACGAAGGCATCAAAACAGCATTACACGGTTTCGTTGATGCACAATCAAAATACACTAAAGCAGCCGCAGATGCAGGAATGCAATCTATGATGAGCTTGGGTATGATTTTCACAAGCAAAGACTTCTACACAGAAATGGGTGACCAGTTTAAAGCAATGGTTCCTGCTTTCAACACTAAGAAAGCTAAGAAGTAATATGAATAAAATTCTAGGAATGCTATTAGTGTTCCTAGGTTTCTCTACAGACACCTACGGAACAGAGTTAGAAAAATATATAGTCAGCCGTAATCCACAAGATTCAGGTGACATTGAGCGATTGACCTACGAGTTCCATCGCAAACAATCAGATTGGAGATTTCTATGAACACACTTAAACAACTATTCAACAGTTTACTAGAGGCAATACAGTCTATCAAAGACTACAAAGCGAGTAAACTAAAATGAATCAATGGCAACCTATGACTGACGAAGATTGGGAGTGGGTTAACTATGGTACATTACCAAAACCCGTTGACATTCCAGTCAAAACAAACTACAATCAACACACATACACTTTTAAGGAAATAAAATGACAGACTTTACACCAAAATTGCCCGAAGTTAAATTTAACAAAAACGGCTATGAACTACGCACAGATATCTTGGCTATGGCTAAAGATGCGGTACAACACGAATATCAAATGAAGTTCCAGGGTTGGGAACTAAGTGCCAGACGTGATGAGAAAACAGGTCAACTTGTTTCTACAGTTAATATGCCTGAGTTTCCCGGTCTAGACAAGATCCTTGAAACTGCTGAAAAAATGTATGGCTTTGTAAATCAAGGCACTACTAAAAAATAAAAGAAAGGCTCTAGGGCCTTTTTTTTCGATCACTACTGCCTGTGATAATTATATGTATAGAATATACTTTAAAGGAAACAACATGTCAGAAACATTAAACGACTCTCTAACACTTACTATGAGCATAGCAGACCTAACAGTTATGTCCAAAGCAATGGAAAAGTCTGTAATCGCTATGCAAATGGAATTTGCAGAACTAGAGAAAAAAGCAGTTGTATTGAAACAAGATATCGACCGTCAGGTTGCTATGTTGAATATAATGAAATCAAAAATAAGCTAACACACTATCGTGGATTATGATAGTATAAAAAAGACAGAGGATATAGTAGCCACATATTCTAAACACATTGTAAATGGATATTGTCATATTTGCAAATGCGATAGAAGATTATTAATAGATCCTGATTTGAGTTGGAATAACACATATGCTTGTTTTATGTGTGGGACTGGTGCAAGAACTAGAGGATTCATTATGGTTCTAGACTTTTATTTTTCGGATTATAAACATAGTCTTGTACATGAAGCAGGTGTATTAGGTAGTGATAATCATATATCTAATGCATCTGCTTTTTATACAAGTTCACATTGGGACCCTTCAATACAGTTTGGCACTTTAATAACTGATACTCATTCTAATCAAAACTTAGAACAGCTAACATTCGCAGATAATACATTTGATTACTTTATCACACAAGATGTATTTGAACATATTAACTACCCTGAAAAGGCCGCAAAAGAAATAATGCGTGTACTTAAACCGGGAGGTAAACATGTCTTTAGTGTACCTAGATCATATCATCCGGGCTTGGCGAAAAGTCGTCCTAGAATAAAAATAGAAAACGATGAGATTATACATTTAGAGCCTCCCGAATATCACTATCGAAACAATGATGGTAGTAGCGAACAAAATTGGTTAGTTACATATGATTATGGTCCTGATTTCTTGGAACTAATGCATGAATGGACACATAATGATACCAGTCTATATGTTATTCAGGAACTGCCCGGAGTCGTTAGTCCGGATAAAATCATTGAAGTTTTTGTAACTACTAAAACTTGACAATAAATGGTTTTGGATCTATAATAGAGTCTTATTCAGTCAAAGGAGCTATTATGAATTTCACACAATATATGCTTGATTTCTATGGTCCAAATGGTATCTATCCAGAGGGCTTTACCAGCACCCAAATCAGTTTAGCTACCCAACTTTACAAAATCCGTCTCCCTGAGGGTGCAGAATTCTATGGGGACAGCATAGACCGTGAACGTGTCCGTGATATCATCTTGGCCGCACGTGAAGAAACGGTTCTAGAATACAGTAAAATTTGACAATAAATGGATTTGGGTATATAATAGAGTCTTATTCAGTTGAAAGGTATTGTATGAAAGTAGAAACAGCATTGAAGCATATCCAAAAAGAAGCACAATTTTTGGGTCTAGGTGTAATGGAAACATTACAGTTTATCGCACAGAATCCCTTAGCACAGCCGGCCAAGACTTTGGAAGCTTTCAAGGTGCTGAACCCCACCTTTGTTTTCCCCAAGAAAACAGTCAAAAATCTAATGTCCGGCAAAGAAATAGAAATTGATGCCGATACCCCACACTGTTGTAATCCTGCAACAGAGACTTATTGGTCAATGTAAAAATTTGACAATAAATGGGTTTTCTGCTATAATAGAATCTTAGACAGTAAAGAAAAGGACACAAAATGACAGACCAAGAATTTGACGTTAAATTTGATTATTTCAACAAAGCACGTACCGAGCTCGGTTTGACTGCTGTTTGGTCAATCTTTGAGGTCGATAACTTGAATGAAACTCATCCCTTCAAAGGTGTTACAAAAGTTATCTATAAGACTTATGGTTCCGGTGACGCTGAGGTTGCTATCGACGGCAATACTTGGAAGTCATTGTACATTGCGGCTGATACTCTTATCGATATCAGTGGTGACAACCATCATATTTTTATTGAGGCTTTTAAACAAAGTTCAATCAGTCCCGAAATCTTGTTTGTGACAACAGGCTCCTAAGGTTGACAATAAATCACTTTGGGTATATAATAGAGTCTTAATCAGTTAAATAAAGGAAACAAAATGTCAGCACTTACACAGTATTTGGATCGTAAAAACTCTTTTGCTAAAATCTTTGGTAACAAAGAACTTAGCCTGCAAAATGCTAAGGATCGTCAAAGTATTGCCGATTCAATCGACAGTGATTTGAGTCCTGAGAATTTGACTTGCGATGGTGAGTTGCCCCGTAGTCAGGTTCACGCCCGTTACAAGGCATTGACTAAAGCGGCTTTTGAGTTGAAACAGTTGGATCCTTCAGTTAAGTTTTACGAGTACGGTACAGAAGTTTAAGGAGATAACAATGTACGGATTTGCTAACGTATCAAATATGTCTAA